TTTGCCAATTGAACCATTAAATATACGTGTGTCAGCACTAGCACTGTTGCCTTGATTGTTAACATTAGTTGATAATTCTGCAATGCCGCCACCGATGATAATTCCATTTTCGATACGTCTCTTGCCACCTACAGTGATGCCTTTTGTGCGTCCTTCAAGACCATTTTTATAAACATGTGAAATGCCAATGGCTTTAATACCATCAAACTCTATACCTCTAGCCACGGAGTTTGTGATGTCTTGTGCTGTAGCAAGTTGATCAATGCGCCCAACTGCTTGTGCAGTTGCTATACTAGTTTGTACCAGATCAACAGTTGAACTTGAAGTTGTTACTGTGTTAGTAGTTGAAACAGAGCAAGATTGTGTTCCGTTTGCTGTAGTAGTCGAATTATCACTGTATGTAGTAACTGTTGTAGGAGTTGTACAAGTTGTAGTTGTCACTGGCGTTGTATTAGTTACAATAGTTGTTACTGGAGTTGTGTCTACAGTAGTAACAGTAGTGTCAACTGTTTGTGTTATGGTATCTTCGCTTACTGCGTGTGCTGTAGTAACTGCTCTTACAGTTGTGCCGTTAGTTACTGTATTTGTTATCACAGTTGCGCCTGTTGAACTAGAAGAAGTAACAGTCGGGGTTCCTGCTGTTGTGCTTACTACAGTTGGTGTACCACTATATGTTTGACCTGCTGCCAACGGCGTTGTGTTTGTGTATGTATAGTTGGATAACTTGGTTGCATCAACGCTTCTATCCATGGTGGTAAATGACGCACTATCGTTTTTGGAATAGCCTCCTTCAATAGTAATAACAGTTCCCCAGCTACCATTACCTAGATAGAATATAGCGCCGTCGCCTAACGCTGTAAATGTACCAGTATGGTTAATAACTTTGTAAAGTGTACCGTCTGACTCGTACAAGGCTAAACCATATGTGCCGGGGTTAGTAGTACTGTCAAAGAAAGCAAAGTATCTTCCATTGGCAGATGCATCAGCAATTTGCGCATCTGTTAGTCGTGAGGCACTGGATGCTTGTGTAGCATAATTAACGCTGGCATACAAGTTTTGAAACCAGCTGGCATTCAGTGTTGTGCCATTCCAGCTGTATTGTACATCCCAAATTTGTGCGGTACTGAATCGACCGTCTGTAATGGCAGCAAATGCGCTGGCCATTGTTAACATTGCGGCAGCGGCCGCAGTCACGAGTTTTTTTAACATTTTCACAACTCCTTATTATTGTTATTATTGTGTGAATCTGTGTATTTATCAGTCAAAAGAAAACCCGCCTAAGCGGGTTATCGTGTGCGTATGGTTGAGTTAAAATTTAAGTGATTCCATGGTGATAATTTTACTAATCTCTTCACCTAAATCAACATCATCGGTAATAATGTAATTGTCACCTGTGGATCTGTCAGTTCTATTATCGTAGCGTCTAGTGCTGACAATAAACCCACCATTGGCCTTGGTCAGTGTAAAACGCATGGGCTCGCCAAAGGTTTCAACATCGTCGCAAGATACTAAACTGCCCCTCGACAATTTCGATTGGTAGGCATCTGCATCTGGTTTTTCATTGGGATCACGAACCCAATCGCGTAGTTTTCTTTTAAGCCATTTCATGTTTTAATCTCCGTGATTAACAACGGGCCATACATAGTTGTTTCGCACTCCTCGAATGACCAGCCTGCTTCCTCGAATGCCGCAAACCCGTCGTTGTCCCACATTTCATCTACTTCTGCAAGCAATAATTGATCACCGTCTGTATTAAAATCCAGTGAAATGCCATCATCCATTTCTTGGTCTTGGATAGCGTAGTCGTCTAGGTCGAATCCAAACTCATTGGTTGAATTATATTCAACGTCGAACTCTTGATCGTCTTCAACTTCGATGATCGCATGTCCCCGCCGCCAAAGTTGATCTACATAAAAAATGCGACCGTCAGGGTGTGTCCATGTTTCGACTTGCTTAATACTTTTTTTATCTTTAGGTTCAATTTTGTATAATTTCATCGTGGTGCAAACTCTTGTTGTAGTTTGATGTTGTCAAAGAACTCTTTCTTTGTATTGCCGTCTGTATTAAATGCCCCTTTTAGTACAGTAGTCTGTGTTAACGAACTATGCGCCATAATGCCACGATTTTCACAACAACCATGTGTTGCTTGAATGTAGACTGCTACGTTTTCACTGTCGGTTGCCTTCATAATCTCACGAGCAATGTCGTTACAAAGTTCTTCTTGTAGTGTGCCGCGACGAGCACACCACTGTGCAATACGTGTATACTTCGAAAGGCCGATTAGTTTTTCTGCCGCAATAATGCCAATATAAGCAACCCCAGTAACGGGTTGGTGATGATGACTACACATACTACGAAGTTCACTGCGAACCACGAGCATGCCTTCGTAACGGTCTGCCGAATCATTTGGAAATGCTGTTGCGTCTGGTGCTGGTTCATATCTTCCTGCCATTATTTCGTTAAAGTACATTTTAGCAAGACGTCTTGCAGTGCCTTGACTGTTAGGATCATTGTAACGATCAATTACTAGTGCATCTAGTACACTGTTAAATGCTAATGTAGCTTCGTCAATAAGTTGTTCTTTATCGCCTTCTTGTAATACTGTACTGATGTTATCACCAGCCCAGTGACGAATGCCATATTTTTCTAGTTTTGTTTTAATTTCTTGTGCTTTACTCATTTATATCTCCGATGTTAAGGCAGTGGATTGCCGTATTGTTTATTATACAATCAACTAAGTCGATTGTCAATTCTATTTAGACAGCATCAGCTATCAATCCAAATAAGTTCTTTCCCATTTGGGTATGTTTTATATTCAGGAATAGGATTCACATAGGGTAGTTTATCTAGACCCAACTTAGCTAGTTCAGGTGTGGGCCGCATGTGGTACGCAATTTTAGGGATAGGATGATTCTGCCAGGGATTAACTGATAAATCTCTTCCGTCATACCGTTGCTTAATAACAGTACTATAAAACTGTTCGTCGTCGGTTAGTATAGCGCCACCCCAACCAAGCTCAAGGGGCTTACCGAATCCAAAACTTAAACATTGTAGGGTCCCGGCACGATACATGTTAGGTGCAAGTAGCCTAGCACTATCCCATATCCTGGTATTGTTAAATTGATATTCACCGACCCATTCGTCGTCAGTTAACTCGTATACAATGCCTAGACGATGCATTAGTTGGTGTATGCTAAGGTAGGTATACTTAGAATAACTAGTCATACTAACTCCGTCGTAGCGCAAACACAACTCTAGTGCATTAGTGCAACAATCAGTCATAATTGCATACGGAGCACCAGTATGCTTTGCGAGAGTGTCTTCAAACGCTTTAATTAATTCAAATGCCATTTTGTACAGATTCTTCTGCAGAGATGTTATACCAATCCCACGCACTTGAAACAATTTGATCAACTGAGCTGTGCATTGGCATCCAACCTAACATTTTCATTGCTTTGCTACTGTCTGCAATTAGTAAGTCGGGGTCGCCTTCTCTACGTGGGCCGGCTTTGATGTTAACTGGCCCAATGTTGTTAACTACATAATCAATGATTTGTTGATTACTAATACCGGTATTAGTACCTAAGTTAAACGCCTCTGCACCATTTGCACTATACTTAGTAGTGGCAAGTAAGTATGCACTAGCAATATCGTTGACGCTAATGTAGTCGCGAATACAAGTCCCGTCCGGCGTATTGTAATCGTTGCCGTTTAATGTGAAGACACTGTCTTTTATTTTTGATTCTAGGATTCTAGCAATGATATGGGTAGCACCATGCGCTTGTCCTAAATCCTTACTAGCGCCTGCCGCATTAAAATACCTAAAGCTAATACTATTCAATCCGTATGCACTATAATAGTCTTGCAAAATGCGTTCAATTATAGCCTTAGTTGATCCATATGGACTCATTGGGTTAATAGGCGAGTCTTCTGTAATAGGAGTTACTTTAGGATTTCCGTATACACTTGCGCTACTACTAAACATAAATGTCGGCAGTTGCCCTTTACATTGCTCAACGATAGCACGTAAGAAGTTGATGGTTCCACGTACATTATTAGTATAGTATTCGTCGGGATTCATGACACTCGGACCTACTAAACTAGTACCCGCACAATGCACAACAACATCTGGTTTTACCTGTGCTATGTATTTGGACACTAATGTATAATCACCGTAGTCTGCCTTCAATATCTCATCATGGTATTGCCTTGCATTGGTGTTAGTAGTTTCGCGGTCGATGCCATACACTTTCCAACTAATGCTATTAAATGCTTTAGCAATATTGCTACCAATGTAGCCGTTGCTTCCGGTGATTAGTACGTTCATAATTAGTATTTCTCTTCTGACACAAAGTCTCTATATCGATTACCTGCACGATTCCACTGCTCGCCGTTGCCTTGCATAATATCAACCATACGGTTAATAGTACCATCGGTCCAGTTACTAATTTTGCCTATGTTGGCATGAGGCTCGCTCAACAACTTTTCTAGTTTCGTTTCTGCATCTGACAGGCTCCATGGAATATAAAGTCGTTCTGCGTCATTTGCAAAAGTTTCCGGGAAACTGCGGTACGCAGGATATAACACGTTACAGCCAAGGGTGTCTGCTTCACTTACCGTATTTGACACCCAGTCTTGTAATGCACAGTTAAACAACACCTTACTATCGTTGACGATATTATAGTAATCATTTTTTTGCAAGTCTTTATATATCTTTAACTTACCGTCGGCTTCCATCTTTAAAGCACGGTCCAAGTACTTTTGATTATTACTGCGTAACGGGCCACCACTTAGCACTGCAAATTCAACATCTGGACGAGCTTGCTTGAATCGTTCTATTAGATCCATAAAAAAGTCTGGTTGCTTTTCTTGATCAAACCGTGCGGCAAATACAACCCTATCGCTACGTTGATCCCACGGCTTAATCTTATTATCAACCCGACCTCGGACTTCTTCTTTACTAAAGCTCAGACCGCTAATGTTGTAAATCGGAGCAGTCCAGTTTGCAATTTTCATATGTGCTACCATTTCTTCGTTAGTAGCAAGAATATTAACATTAGGAATTTCGTTGCACATTTGCTCGTACAAACTCATCCACTTGCCCATACCCCATACGTGAACAAAGTCGTCGGGATCGACTGCTTGTGCTAGACATCGCAAGTAAATAGTTGGGCGTTGTTCTTCGGGAATCTGGCACATGATGTACGGCAAAGATTCGATTCCCGGTTGAAACATATCCTCGAAGAATACCACATCGCCACCGCCGCATTCGCCGCTTCGCATCATCTGCACTAAATTCATTAACTGACTCATACCAAAGTAGCTACGTCCGTGTGCATCTAATACTTGACCGACACTAATTGCCTTAGTGTTGTCGATAGTGCTTCCGGGCACTACAACATAGTCGATTCCGCGTTGCTTAAACACACGCTCGCTCCACTCTTGTAGTTGCAAAGTGTATCGACCTTCGTACGGCTCAAGGCCCATATAAAAAAGTTTTTTCATTATTGTGATTTCCTAACGTTGCTATTGTGGTTTTTAGTAGCGTATCTAAAATTAGCAGATTTTTTTCGGGCGGGATCAAACGGTGGACGTTGGAACCAGTGATTGCGAATTTGCCGACCTTCTTTCATTGCGGTATAATCTTGGTAGTGGGGGCTACGCATGTTATACAGATCTTTTTCTCTAAACGGACGGCCAAACTCAACACAGAACTCTTGATATTCTTCGAGATCTTTAAAAATTTGTGCAACTTGGGGTTTCATAAATCATTTTCCTGTTACAGAGATTAATATACAAAGTTATTTAGATTTATTATACTACCGCGTAAACATTTTCGCAACCATTTTCGTTGTCTTCGCTTACACTAATTTTTACAACACGGCCCGGATACTTTGTTGCAATTTTACGATACAAATCGTCTGCAATCATTTCGCAGGACTTGTGATTCAAATTAAGCACCGAAGTACCACCGTCGAGCTGTTGATATAGTCTTTCCATCCATCGCTTGAACTGGATGAATTCGATGTCTCTATCGTTGTGGAACACTTCGATACACACCCGGAAATGAAAGATATGGCGGTGAGGAATACCAAGGAACGAAACGTCGTCCCAGCCGCCTGTTGCCAGTTTTGGATCACTGTCTGCTCCTGGATACATATGTACACCTTCTTTTTGAAAGGTAACCCAGATCATTTTTGATGCTTTGTTGATTGATTGATCAATAGCAGTTCGTTCGGAATTAGTTATTGGATGCGTCATTATTTGGTATGCTCGTTGTTCGTGGTTGAAGTTTGGCCATTTTATCTCTGCCGTAGTCGTGCCAGCTAGTGTACGACTCCTTAGTGCGCAAGTCGTGCAACGTGTGAACCCACACGCCACCATTTACTCCGCCGACACCGACGTCGTCTAGTTTTAAACAAGCGTTGTAACCTGCTTGTTGAATAGATGGAAGCTCAATACTTAACATCATAATAAAGTTTGGGTGTTTAACTAATGAAGTTTCCATTAGGTCGTTATATTGACTTAATGGTATGTCTAGTGTACACTGAAATCCTTGATGCAAAAACACCGTAATAGTATTAACCCACTTATTCCATTCCGCGGCACTTAATTTCTCCTTAGGGAAACTTTTATTAGCACCAAAATAAAGATGTGTGCAAAACTCCGGTCGAATCTTGCTGATAGTAACAGGATTAATCCATTTTGCAAGAAACAGCGTTTGCTTACCTTTTGCAGGAGTGTTTTCGATTTCTCTGCCGATCATGTAGTCGGCATCTTCGCGAGTAATTTTAGTCAATGTAAAGCCTTGATGTTTAAATGGTTCTATACAGTAAGTATACTATATTTTATAAGTGTAGTCAATGACGTTATTAACCATTATGTCCTAGGTTCGATTCGAGTCGTCGAATTTCGTTTTTAACTTGTAGTTTTTTCTGCTTTAGCGCACCAGCTCTTGCAATATCTTCTGGGATGTGGGATTTGTTGAGTTGATCTACTTCGTCATTAAGTACTTTGTGTGCTTGCTTTAAGCTCTCTAAGTGTGCTGTAGTTTTGGTATTATTCATTGTTATGCTTCCTCAAAAAGTGAATTGAACATAGTGTTCGCGTTTTTAGTTTTCTTACCTTTGAATCCGCGAGTACCAATAATGTCCATCCAGTAGTCATCATATTGTTCAATGATTGCTAGACTTTCTTCTTTAGTAGGTGCGGCAAAGATAGTTTCTACAATATCTTCAAAAAATGCAAAGTCGCCATTACTGTATCGCATCATTGCAGGATGCTCGCCTGCATCGAATCGTCGATTGGCTTCTTGCACAGCGGTTAAGTGCATCCATACATTATGGCCCATTAGCAATGCGTAACTAAAACTATCCCAGGAAGTTTTGCCCCACTTACCGTTCTTGTTTAAGTCTGGCATTACGTCGTAGTTTTCTTCAATTAACCTATTTTCAAGAGTATCAGCAACTCCGGCTTTCAGTACACCCGGTTTGTAGATACAGATGTCTTTCATTGTTAACATATCGCTAATAGGGCTGTCTTCCCAACGTGGGTAAATGCCATCAGCAACAACACCGTCTGCCCACTTGCGTGTATCTAGTGCATACTTCTTGTCGTCTGCACTTGGAGCCATCCTATATGACCACTTACCATCTTGTGGGAACGCATTTTCAAAATACACTTGTCCGTTTGCAGTGGCAAGGAATGGGCTAGCACAATCAAAAGAGATAGTAAACGCAGGATTTACATACTTGCGTATTGCTCTTTGGATCACGGTGAGTAGTACTGCCCATTCCAACTTACTTGTTCCTAGGAAGTGCATCCAGTCATGAACACCTTCTTGCAACAGATTATCGTAGCGCAATGCAACCAAACGCTTGAGTACCAAGTGTACATCACACATGTTCTGACCGCCCATTGACCAACCATCGAAGTGCGTGTCTGGGTATACAGCAGGATCACAAAATGATTTCATTTCCTGGTACCATGCTTCGGCACTTGAATGATTGTCGCCTTGTAACACGTTTAAGTACTTGGCACCGCCATTCTTTTTACCTTTGCGGTTAGCCATAAAGTATTCGTTGTTGTACTTGGTGGCGTCAACTGCTTCTTGCAATGTTTTGATCCCACACTTGTCACTGGCGTTTTTGTCGTGTATAACCCAAGTTGGAATATCAAGAATCATGCCATAGTCGGCAATGTTATCTAACCATGTCAATATTTGACTGCGTTTCTTTTGTGCTTTAGGGCACCCTGAATTAGCCTTCCAATCGCCTTCCCACAAGCCTTTGGCAATCTGGAAACCGCCCGAGTCGCCTAACATAAACGTATCCTCTGCACGATTACGAACCATGTCCTCGGACCAATCTTCTTTATTGAGATCTAGATTAGCATGTCCGCCGGAATATAGACTCCACCGATATGGAAATAGCCCTTTTTGACTATTAAGCCAATTCATTTGTTCCATATCAACTAACCCTTGCGGAAATCTAGATGGGTCTACGTATTCTTCGTTACGTTGCTTGCCTACGAATGTAGCATAGAACCCGCTGATGGCTGGCAAAAATACTGCGTAGTCTTTTTGTTTTTCTGTTAAGTTATCCATATTTGTATAATGCTTCTGATGCTACTTGTTGATTTGCGAATTGTATAGACTGCATAAAGGAAATATCTTCCCATAAGTACTCTAATAGCCGTTCTTTTAAAATTATAGAGTTTTCTAGCATGTGTAGTATAACTGCATGCAGTTGAGCCTTCATTAAATTGCTTCGTGCCCGTCCTTCCCCGTCGCCGTTACTATCACTATTTAGATTAGCAACATTTTCGTGTTCTAGTGTAACTTCTGGAAAGCCGTACATGTTTAAAAAAGTATTTAGATTAGTTTCCAGGTGCTTATCAATAAAAATAAAATGGCATTGATCTACATTGTACCCGTTTAAGAAACTTGTTTGATTATCAGTATGATCGTCAAACACAAAACGATCAAAAATTATAGACAATGCTAATTCCTGACCATACAGCCCATTCATACCGTGTGTAAATCTGGTATCACCTATCCTGCTAATAATATCAGTGTGATACATGGTTAAGTATTCGCAGATTCCACTGATCCACCTAGTTGCTGGATCTCTTAATAAGACTAAATGGTGTTTTTCAGCTAACGACCCTATATTGTTAATGTTATGTACTTGCCATCCAAGCCTTCCGCCTAATGCATTTTTTACACTAGTGCTGGCATTTTTGGGGATGTTAACGTAGGTACAAGTACGACCTGGATCCACAAAACATTCATTAATATCGTGCCCTTTCATTAACCATTGACGTTCTGGTCTTCTGACTACTCGCCGGGTCTCGTCTATAATGTTGTTACGACAATTGTCTAGTATGTCGCGAGTATTATTAGAATATCTTTTAAAATCTAGCATAATTATAACAACCTCTTTATAAACGACCCAATTGAAATGTGCGACATGGTGCTTACAATTCTCAGTTGGTCTAGTGCAAGTGTATATTCTGGCCCAGTTGTTGCCATAATATCCTGTTCGCTGAAATTATCAAACGTGCCCCAGTCTTCTACTTTAGTAATTTCTCCCAGAAATCCAAATTTACTACATAAGTTAGCAAAGTTTAGTATATCGGTATGATTGCTTTTACTTAGGCAAAACATTAGTCTAACAGTAGAATGAGCAGGACGGTTATCTGCTAGCCACTGTAGGTTATCTTGCAATATACTAAACTTGCCTGGACGTCTAACTACTTCGTATACTTCTTGAGTTCCGGCATCCACACTAATTTGAAATTCACTTATGTTATGAAGTATCGGACTGTTGGGCAACAGTTTCTTAATTAGTAAACCATTGGTAAGCAATTTAATTGTTTGATTACTTTTAGGTTCCCAATTAAGCACTAGCGGACGCATAATCAAACTAGCCAATGGGTCTCCGTTTCCGCTCATAGTTAAGTGCAACGGCTTGTCAAATTGGTTAATTAAATTAACTAAGTGTAAGACCATGGCCGATTTCTGATCGAACACCTCACCATTGCTATGAGATATCTGTTCACGCCGGCATGACGGACATGCTAAGTTGCAACTTTCATCTATGTTAATAGACAAATAGTAAGAGGACGATTTTAGATCTTGATCTAAAATACCGCAGAGTTCGACCGCGCAATATTTGTATGTGCGATCAGTAATTGTTTTCTGTAGCTCAATTGCAGTTGAGTTATTCCAAACTTCGTTTAAGTCAGCGAAGTCTAATATATTGCCCACGCTTATTGGTAAATGCGCTTCGCACTTGCATAGAAAACAATTACCTGATAAGTCTACAGTCAGAACAGTAAACGGGCTATCGCAATGATTTGTTATAGTGCCAGACCAATCTTGGCCACGAGGATTCGGATGCCAAGCCAGAATCTGAGTTATGTTGTCAGGCGATAGCATTCTAAGATTACTTAGTTTGTGCAGGCAAAATGTAGTTGTACTCAATTAACCCGCTGTCAACGGTAATCATAGTAGCACCTTCATCGCTGATTTTAAGAGTCTTATCTCCTGTTAGGCTCAGAATGTTAGTGATAGCTGTAACTGGCCAACTCCAGGCTTTAGTTAGTTTACCACTTACTCCGCTTTCGAATACAAATTCACCGCTGTGGCTACTTGGGTTGCCGAAGAAGAATTTGAGGTCGGATCCGTCAGTCTTAGCACTAAACGTGGTTTCATCGTTGTGTGCCTGGCTTTGGAATTTTAAACGTTGAATACCAATTACTGAAGGAACAATATCAATGTTCCAGTTAACTGCTTTAAATTTAAAATTCTTAAGAATAGCAGTAACTACATCGGCTTTCATGAAACGATAGTCGTTTTTAAAGTCGCCTTCTTTGTTTTCAAAGTGGATGTTAGTTGGTGCTTCTCCGTCTCGTGAAACATCAATTTTAGCATTTTCTTTATATACTGGAAGATTTAAAATAGTGTTTAGCTTGCTTAAGTTAGGCATACCGAATGTGCCTACAAAATCAGCAACGGGACCTTTAAACTTGCCTTCAACGATAACACTACGGTCTTCGCTAATACAGTTAATAGTTGTGCCATTTTCGTCTCCGGTAATCTTAATCAAATCAATGTTACCAAGACCGTACGTGTGTTGAACGATGTCTAATAGATAGTCGCGCATGTGTTATTCCTTTAATTAAAGTTTATATTGATATTATAGCATCAATAGTGCTGTGTGTCAAGCTGATCGTTTATCCATATCGAGCACTCTGGCTAATGCCTGGTGTGCTTTAATGCTGTACAGGTCGCCCGGTTTCCGAATCTCTAACCAGCTAAATGCAGGATTGAAGTCAAAGTCGGTAATGATATCGTAGCCGAGACTACGAACCAATGGTATAAGTACGCTTTTGGGCATATAGCTCATAAAGTAACTTTCGGCATACGCAGCCGCCGGTGCCAAATCTGCATTGTTATATGTAAACATCATCACGCCACCGGGACGCAATAATGTAAATATCTCTCGCAAATAATCCTTAATGCTTTGCATGCTACGATAGTTAAAGTAGTTAAAGCTAAAAACAAATCCAAATTGATCTTTAGGTAACTCATCAAAGTTGATTGTTTCGTCGTCGATTAAATATGGCCGAACTCTGTGCTTATAGTCATCGTTAAATTGATTAACGGTAACATCAAGAAACTCGTTAAAGTTGTCTACTACATACAACGGATCGCCAGCTACCAAATGCTTAGTCATGTCGCCATCGCGACAACCCATTTCTAGCATTGGATATTTCCAATCAACATATTTCCCGATTCGCGTGATGAATGTATCAACGGCTCTCTCCGGGATATACAACTTACGAACTTCTCTAATACTCTGAGCGTCGGAGTACGCTAGTTCTAAATCGTAGTTTCTTACATAGAATTCACGGCTCATTCCTTCAATTTCTTCATTGGCTAGTCGTGTTTGATTAGCCAATGAAGATTGCAGTTGCTCAAGCTCGTCTCTAACTGCAACTAATCTGTGCATAATTTGTTGCACATATTCGTTGTGATGCATTTCTACATCACCAGTTATGACATTCCTTAAATCTTCATTTAAGTGATCAATCGCTTGCTGAATACCGTAAACTGACAGTGTTTCGTTTAGACGATTTTTAAACTGTACTAAATCACTTAATTTCATATATGAGCATCCATAATATACGTATATTTCTATTTAGTCGTCCCAAGTGAACAGACTATCAAAAGTTGTTTTGATATCAGTTGCCTCAGGAATCCCCCATTCTAATACACCTAATAAGTTGTCTACCTTTTGATCAACAATAGTCGATTCCATTAAGTTATCGTCAAACGGCAACTCTTTGTACCATGCAGGGATATGACTTTCGTCTGTGGGATATGCAACACTTGTATATCCCAGTGGGTTATCTTTTAGTTTACAGACGATGACTTTCATACCATCCATAATTTCAGTACTGTACCTATCTCCGTGCATTGCTTTTAACTTATTCCAGTTCATAGCTGCACGTACATGTCCTGGCATATTAGCTCTACCGAGTCGGGCTTCTTCGGCGGTATACTTAGTTAAGTTGTTAACTCGCTTAGGTGTACCTTTTTCCCATGCCGGGCGATCAGCAAACGCCAATTTAAAATCACGCACTTTACGAATTACTTCGTCTCTAGGCAACTGTTCTGTCAATGTTGTTAACAGAATTTCGCTTAGAAAGTCCTGCACTACCCGTGGCGTGTCACTGCGCTTCAAATCTAAGCCCATAGCCTTAACTTTACCCAAGCTACCGTGGGTGTCAAGTCTGGTACCTTCGTTGTCATAGATCAATACCGCATACCGCTTCTTTTTAATAAAGAGACCCTTGCTTGCTACAAGTTCACGTCCAGCTTGGATAATAGAACCCATCGATCTTGGGCAGTGACACGCCCGTTCCATAAACGCAGGAAACGATTCGTTTACTTGTTCAGCAATTGTATCATACAACTGTACACAAATATCGTTGTTCCATTCCATGCGTCCTGCCTCAACTTCATCCTTAATTGCCGGCCAAGCAGTAAAGTACACTGAGTCAGTATCACCGTAAATTATCGATTCACCCACGTGATCGTATTTGCCCATGATACATTCGTTAACAAACGCATCCATGTGTTTAGCAATAATACGACCTGTAAGCGTTGTACTCTGACCAATACGATGATCAAAGAATCTACAATGAGGATTAAGAATAGCACCATACAAACTGTTCAAATTAATCTTCTTAACTAACTGTCGTTTGTCCCAGAATGCTTTTTCTTCTGGCGTAGTTGCAGATTTCTTCTTTGCCTGCAATTCTTTACGTTCAGCATACCAGCGTTCAAGCAGGCCCGGGATAATACCTTTATGAGCAGTAGTAAAGATAGTTCCGTTAGCACTTACCGTCCAAGGTTGATTACTGTCGAAAATCAACCGCCATACATTGGCAGCACTAGTAACGTCAGACTCACCATTTTCCCAGTCAATGGTCAGTTCAGTACCAATGTCCATATTCATCATTGCTTGATACTCAAGTGTACCAAACATATTTTCCCAAGCATCAGCAAAACTACTTCCCTTAGCCATTTTGTCACGGATGTAGTTATCTGTCATTATTGGTCGGATTTGTCCAACGACGGTTTCTGGACCCATGTTGAGGGCGCGAAGAGCCGAGGGGTACAGCGAGTTAAGGTCGATCGCGCCAATGTAGTCGTGCATGCCTTTTTTGGGGAAAGCAACATAGGCACCTGCCGCTTGCGTGTTATCGTCGTCATTTTTTCTAATCCTTGAAGGAACAACCATTCCGCGCAGATGCGCTTCGTTAATAATAGCCTGCTCAGTAACAGCCACTGCGCCCATTGTGGTAGGCAACAGCACAGTATTATCGTGTGCTAGCTCGTTTGCTAAATCAATGAATCGTAGTTTTTTATCCATTTTAACTAACAACATAACGTCTTGTCTGTTGTAGTCTAAGAATGTTTCAAAGTTTTTATTGTAAAGTTGGTCAAGACTTCCTTCATACTGAGTCTTGCGCTCGCCTAGTTCATACTCACCAATTGCATCTAAGCTGTAACTGTGGCGTTCTTCGTAAGTATACTTGCGGTACAACTGCATGTAGTCTAAGTGTACACGACCAATCAAGTCAAACGTAACGTTCTCTGCGCCAAAGCGCTCGAACATACGTTGTTTAGGGAGTTGATCCCACAAGCAAAATCTACGAGTATCATTTTTGCTTAGTACACGAATAACACGGTTGACAGTATAGGGAATATCATATCCCTCACTGTTCCAGCCTGATAAAATATCAGCGTCGTCAATTAAATCTAAAAATACAACAAGCATTTCTGCTTCAGTGCGAAACATAAATGTGTTGTCAAACTTAGCGGCATGCTCCTCGGCCGTTTCCCAGCTCATGCTCTTAGGCGGGACCGCCAACGTAATAAGTTTGTCTAGCCAATCAAGGTATACGGTGATACTTGTAATTTTGTTAAACGGATCACCAGGTGAACTGTAGCCGCGCTCTGGGTCAAAGTCTACCTCAATGTCAAAAAAGCATGTATGCAGTTTGGGCGAATCTACACCAAGGTAGTTGTCTGCAAGACACCGTAGCACTGGATTGATATCACTTTCGTGTACCTGCTTACTTGAGTTAACTCGTAGTTCTTTATGGAACTCTTTACTATTTCGTGTGCTGAATTTACTAACAGGCGCTCCGTGAATAGTACGATATTTTCCCTTAGGGTCTTCGTAGTAAAACACATAGTTAGCCGGATATGTTTTAAACTCTCTACGCCCATTAACCCTCTCCACGACGTGGATAGTGTCTTTTTCTTTTTCAAATCTTGCGTCAATATAGCTCATGTATTGTAAATTAATCCTAGTATATAGACTATTGTAAGGCTTGTATTAAGAAAGATCAATGATCGTTCTTTCCATAATACACCGGTTGCCGCCCAAATGGCATTGCTTAGTATAAAAAATGCATGATGTAATAGCAACTGGGGCACGAAGCTAGCCAAACAAGCGGCAAGCACGACCCCAGTGGTTCCTACCCAGGCAAGCCATTGGTATGGCTTGTTTTCTGACATTACAGGGTGCGACCAACAGTCTCTAGAATATCGTTTAGCAATTCGTGATCGGCATTGTAGTCTGTTAACTTACTCTTGTGTGCAACATTGATTGCTTTTTTAAGAACAGCTGGTTTAATTTCTAGTTCTTCTGCTACTGCTTTGATGGTGTCATTTAGTCCAGCATTTAGATCTTCAATCTCTTGCTTTACTTGAATGCCCTCATTCATAATCTGTGTTAGTTTCGATTTCTGCTCGCCTGTAAACATAGCCATAATGCTATTCTCCTTAGTATAATATATAGTATTGTACTATAAGTGTGACGTAATGTCAACCCTTATAATTTTCCAAATAGTAGGTAACAGCTTCAGTTACATTTGGTTCCCACGGAAAGTGTCCAACATTGTTATTGTCAAAGTAAAATGGACTAATTTCAACGGTACGACGGTCTCGGTCAGTTGCAGTACTTGCTATTTTAACTTTGTGGTTATAATAACGTGCATTGTTATCGAACTTATACAAATACTCACGTGCCTGCCATTTTGTACCAGTTACACCTTGATCAATCTTAGCATAGAATGTTTGTAAATTGCTATAACTCCAGAACTGGAATCGCTCACTATGGAAGAATACCTCACTCATGAATCGATCGTAACGATCCTGTGTAATACCTTTCTTGTAGTCTGCAACAGCGTGTTGCAACGGACGTTGCATAGAAAACTGGTACTTTAAATTAAAGTAATGCCACCACCAGTAATCAGCAATGGAGTATGCATTTTCTAAATTTGCTTCTGCGAAGTTATCAGCTACTTTGTCAACATACCATTTGCTAAAGTCTGGGTGGCTCCACGGATTAGTTTGCTTATCGTAGAATACTTTAATAAGATCACGATTCTCGTTAGCAGGCAACATATGTCTTCCATCGGGAATTAGGTGTGCAAATGCTCCGATGCTAGGTCCGTATATGCAATCGCCGGGATCACCGTGTAATAGCATAACTTTATCCAAGAACTCGTTGGTAACATCAATATCATTGATATGTACAATTTTTAACTTGCCACTAATGTGCCGCTGATAGAAGTCCATATTTTCTAATAGACTATCAGTGTTCAACACTACAGTTAATATCTTTCTATCTGCTTCGCTTAAATTCTTAATAAAGCTAACTAGCACGCCGGAACTGTCGATACCACCAGACCACATGATATAAATTTCGCGATTAGTTTCGCTAGCAATTTTAAATAACTCTAGCGCACGTTCGTCTAATATATCGTCGAGTGAGTCTGGTATATAACGTAGACTGGGCATACCCCATATAGCATTATCGTTCGGACTGTCCCACGGGGTAGTAAAAGTTCCAGAACGAGGCCTTACATCTTTAACTCCAATGTTTAATTTACTGTACCTCTGCCAGTGTTGTCCCACTGGGTTCTTAATGTCAAGGTATTCGATTAACTGGTTATCGACCATGTTACCGTGTTTTATTTGATTAATGTGTTTTTCAATTGACATTTAGCCACTCCGAAATCTTAGGATGTATATACCGTTGCAAATGACATTTAATTGGAATCTTATTAAACTCAACTCCAATTTGCTGTCTAATATCATCAACACTTTGTTCAATGTCAATATTGTTGTATAGCATTTGAAAAACTTCGCCTTTGTATGAACGCAAATATTTCATTATACTAAACTTATAATCGGTTTCCCATTTAATAAGATCTAGTAATGCCTGATCGTCGGGCATTACTAATTTAGAAAACTCAGCTAATTGTTCAAGATGCATTTTTTGATTGCGACTCTTTGTACGCATAGTATCTTGGAAATATCCATACTCTTTATTAAACACTTTGATAAACTGATGAAAACAACTAACAACATCAACTAAATGCGTGTGGTATGAATCAATTGGGTCAGTGTTTGGTATAAGGCGAATGTACGGTTCGCTTTTTGGGTGAATATCGACCGCTATGTTGATTCGGTTTGAATCAGCTAATCCGATGTTTATTAATCGACCGCGATCAAGAATACCTTCGCGATAATTTTCAATGTCGCTTACTCGCACACAGTACAACAGTATCTTGTGTGTTAATACGAACTGAATGCTTTTAAGCATTTCGTAACTTCTATCCGCGATTACAAATCTGTTTGATCGCGGATTATATAATGCATATAATTCTTTCAATTGAAATCCTCTAATAACTGTACAACACTTTCGCGTACACCTGGGTCAGACAAATTGCGTCCTTGCCAACTATCAGTAAAGTATACGGGTTGTACTCGAGACTGTCTGTCTAATACATTAGCCGGAGCACCGGGCGTTTTTACTTTAGTTTCGAAGTAAAGATCATTGCGATCTAACTCAAATATATAGCTACGTGCATCATGTTTGTGCATCTTTCGTACATCCCACCCTGTGCCTGCTGGCAATAGAGTTTGCAAATTACTGTAGCTCCACTGTTGCCAATTTGGTGAATTAAAGTAGGTATTAGTTGCATAATCTACTAGTTCTTCTTTAGTGAACGATGTATTAAAGTCTGACCTACTAAAGAAAAAAGGTCGCTGGCAACTAAACTCCCACTTAAAGTTGTAGTAAGTCCACCACCACCAATCAGCTACAGTAATTACATTTTCAGGATTAATCTCTTCTAAATTAGCACTTACTGCGTTAACAAACCATTTGCCAAACCCTTCAGAATAATGAGGATGACTTGGGTGCGGCTGGACTGAATCAATGATTCCGCTAATATGATTACGCCAAGGATCCTTATGTGTTCCTTGTTGTATAAATTTAGCATACGCCGGTATACTAGGGCCTTGTAAACAATCGCCTGGGTCGCCGTGTATCACAATATATTTTTTAAGCAACTCAGGTGTAAGATCAAAATTTGAATAGTGCAAGCAATCGAGTTTATTACTGATATGGTTAACGTAAAAATGACTATTTTCTAATATGCTTCTAGAGCTTAATGTTATAGTTAAAATGTCTCTGTCAGCAGGTTCTAGATTTTTAATAAAGCTACTTAAGACCGCAGTGCTGTCAATTCCGCCGGACCATAAAATAAGTATCCGTCGATTAGTAGCCTTGGCAATACTAAACAGTTCGATTGCACGTTGGTCTGCAACATCGCTAAACGATAAATTAGTAAAGGTAAAAGCAGGCGGCAAGTATTCAGACTTGCAACTAGCCCCCCAGGGGTTTTTAAATTCACCCAGTCTACTGCGCCAATCACTTACACCGATTAACAATCGATTCATTTGAGTCCAATGGTTTGCATTAGGATTCTTGTAAGCAGTTAAGTTAGTAAAGTAGTCTGCCGCTACAAGTCTGGAACTTTGTAACTCAGTTGCAGTTTTATTGTGCAGGTAGTCTTCTAAGCCATTCATTGGTAAGGTTCTCCGATAGCGCCGCTATCATAATTGATTTTAAATATGCAGTTGCACCTGGACCGCCAAAGAGTGCATGGATTGTGTTAATTTCGTTCTTTAATAATGCTACTAACTTACTACGTCCGATTGATTTAATATCAGTTGTGCTAAAGAATGTATACAAACTCTTTTTAATTAACGCAGTTGAATCTTGAGTATTATGTAACTCATTACGCTCAGTCCTAACGGCCTCATCAACAAATGCATCAGGCCCTGTTAATACTTTAATATAGTTTTCAAATTCTGTAATGCCATTTAACCTCTGTTTTATTGCATTCTTTTTATTTTGTTCTGCAATTGCTAGTAATCTATTAAATCGGCTAAAAAAGTCGTACATTGTTTGGATATTTACAATTAGGTCCGGGCTAGCACTAAAGTCAGCTGGGCCTAGACCGTAATCAGGACGCAGTGAGTATGCATAGTCGTGCTTAATGGTAATTGGGCTAGCATCAAAATCTAAAAATTTATGTAGACGAAAGCTGCCTGCAAAATCTAATTTATTTTCTGTATTGATTTCAATGTCGGATTTTTTATCAATCAGACTAAAGTCTACACACAAAGTAGTTAACTGAACGGTTAGACAAAATTGCACAGTCTTCATTGCACTATAGTCGTCGCCTACTAGCACAAATGTATTGTGGCGTTGCGATAACAAACCAAATTTTGGCATTAAAACCTACCTCCAAATTGAAGCAATGTATATCCCGGCGGCTTGTCTTGGTCACCTGGTGGAAGAATGCCGGAAAACATTACTCCATATATTATAACAATTATTAATATAATTGTCAAGACTAATTTGCACGTATCTTGGGGCTTCATAACGATATATCCATAATGGTAGTACTACTATTTAATAAATGCTTGACCGTGCGCTCAAAAAAATAGACCCGGGTGGGTCTATTTTTAGCAGTTAATGAATATTACTTTGCTGAGGTAAAGTACCCGGCTGTTTCGTATTCTTTTAATATTGACTCGTCAATGCTTTCTTTCTCGGCCTGGCGCTGTCTGTAATTGTCAAGTCCGCCTGCCTCTGCTAACGGAACGTGTACTTCAACAGTTTCCTCACCGCGGCGATTTTTACCACCTTTTTTTACGTGTTCTTTGCCATACTTCTCAACAGCCTGCTCATAACCCATGCTAGTTTGTTTCCAAACTAGTTCACTATCATCTTGCTTCTTGCCGTTGATCCAACTTGCCTCTGCCACACCTTGCTCTGGCTTGGATAGTTTACGCTCATTAATACCAAGTTCACGCATTACTTCTTTAACCATACCGCTAACATCGCTTGTGCCTAGTTCTTGTGCGCCTACATGAAATTCAGCAACACTGTCAATGGCCTGTGTTAATGCACCGATATCACTGTCTTTTAAAACTTTGTTTAACAAATCCCTGTCATTCATAAAGCGGTTAGCAATTGCACTAGCAACTTCGTCTTGTGTAGCACCATCTTCTTGCTCTGATTCTTTAAACTCATTATCTTCTTCATCTTGATCAACAAAGCTGCCAATGGCGTCTTTATATTGTTGTACGATACCAGCTTGCTCGGCTGCTTTGTATACGTCCATTACTTGTTGCATCTGTTGCTGAGTTGGTTTACCGCGCTCAATCGCTTCAATGGCTCGCATAACATCCAATGTCAGTTGATCATCTCTAATACGTGGCAAAAGATCGATTACAACATGCATGATCATTTTGCCATCGCTTGCATAACCAGCTGGGTATGTTTCTTTACCAGTTTCTGGTCCAAATGTGATACCCGACTCGGTTACTTCAATGGACTCAACAACTCGAGTCTTCTTTTTAATATTAAATTGCGATATAAGCACAGTCAGTATCCTTTATTGTGTTTTAATTTTCTGCAAGACACTTTTAACTTGATTAGCCATTGCAGGATCAGCCATTGCTGCCTGTACCTTAGACCCAATCGCCGCTGCATTTTGTGGATCATCGGCACCTTTAGTTGGGTCAATGTCGACTCCGGCTGTCTTAAGTTGATTTAAGTTGGACTTGATTGTATTCTGTTGTCTAATGTCGTCTGGGGAAGGCTGACCGCCAGTTGGTGCTGGACCATTATCTGCACCAAATTCTTTTAAATATGTATCTTTAAACTGCGACAATTTTTCTCTTAGTGCATGAACACGGTCTTCTAAATCAGTTGACTCGACTGCTTCTTCGTCGGTTGCAAATTCGTCGAACTCATTTGCTTCATCATCAGAAGTGTTGTAGCTACCGTCTGAGTTAAAGCCGCCCTCTTCGATAGCTTCAAGGCTGCGTAAATGTTCAATTAGTTTGGAAAAATCATTCATTTTATTTCGCTACTTTCTTCGTTTTAACACGCTTGATGGTACCTGGTCCGCCATTTGCAAAACCATTTCCGCCATTTATACTAGTAGCAACACCGCCGGTGCTAGTAGTTTCGTCTAATAGACTATTGTACAGTTCTTCGGCCCGACCTTCGCTGAATGCATCAACGGGAGTGTCCGGTACGGCTACTGTACTATCCTGTTGTTTTTCAATTGCATTGTATTCTAAGCCCTCGGCAACTGCGCTTAGGTAGTCTGCGGCTTTGGATAGCTTAGATTGCATCCATGCTTCTAATCCTTCCATTTCGCTTACGGACTTTAGAAGGCTATGAATGCGAATAGCGTCCTTGGCAGCAAAATAGCATTGCTGGCGTGCCATTTGCACTTCGTGATCTAAGTCCATCTCTAACGCTTTTTCAGCGATATCAGAACGTTCTGTTATAAAATCTTGTGGTTTCATGTTGTCTTAGCCCAAAAATTGTTGTATTAATACTATTTATGCTATTAAAAAAATACACGAAAGTTAGTTTTTAAGTCTCGCTTGCGCTCATCGCGAACATCAATTTTTTCTACTTTGAATTCGCCAATGCCTTTTACTTTTTCAATTTTAATATCGTAAGTCTGACGTTCGTCAAACTCTACTGTTAAGTTTTCACGAAGGTACTTTTCTTGGGTATTCCAACGAAACACTCGCTCAGTGAACAACGTATTATTAACCCAAACCCGATAAACCGGAGCTGAATCATTGGGCTTAATGCATAGTAAATCAAATTCTACTGTTACTGTACTCATAGTGCGATTCCTCTGCTGCCGACTCCGCCTTTTTTGCGTTTTGCTTTTAGGTCTTGGTAGGCTTGATCTAGTGCTGTTAACATAGCAGGTAATGCAGATTTTGTCAACAAGTATTTTGCCTGCTGTGCTTGCTCCGGATCCATTGATGCAATACGTTCTGCTAAGTCTTTAAATTTTTCTGTTAAGTTACGATGTAACGATGCAATAGTGTAGACTCCGACTCCTGGCACATGCACTTCACTTTGTGTCATTGGGTCATTTTTATTGATATTATACAAACTTTCTGCAATGCCTAAGTTGTATGCTTTAATTACACCATTGGTCTTTGCTTCAGGTGGGCGACCGTCTTTGGTAACACGGTTACCAAACTTTTTAGCTTGTTTAATAAGTTCAGTTGGTCCTACATCTGCGGTAGTATTAACTCCGGGTACTATACGGCCAACTCCTTCGCTTACTCGAGGAGGTTGGTTGCCCAATCGTTGTTTAGAAAAATCTAAATGTGGTGCTGTTGGACTAGATTGCTTACGCTTACCTTGCCAAGTACTGTTTTGACTACTAGAATCTGTGCGTAGTTGGTTATCAATTTCTTGGCCAATCTCTGCTTTAATTCCGTCTTTGCTAATTCGACTTATACTGTCGGCACTGCGCATTAATGTAATTAATGCACTTAAATCATTTGCTTGCGCGGGCCCAGCGGCAGTACTTAATGCAAGAGCCGCTGATGCTAGTTTGCCCTTCCACCCCTCAGTAACTGAATCAGTAACTGACTCGGTTACGGGCCCAGATGCTAATTTGTTGTCCATGGTTGCTTTAACTTCGTTATTGTATCCGCCGAACAGATCTTTAATGATGGCTTTTCGCTTTTCGTCGTCGGCTTGTGCATAATCTGCACGTACTTGGGTAGCACTACGCATTGGAGCACCCAGTACTGTGAAATCTAGTGTAGGCACAGTAGTGATGTATCCGTGCGTATCCATGGAATCAGCATCGGCAACAGATGCTGGTAGAGGTTGTAAGTAGCCGGCAGATCCGTCTTTTTTCGGCTTAAAACTAAACCGAGGATCTTCGTCCATATCTTTATTACTAACAGCAAAAATTAACACAGTAGATGCTGGATTAAAGTGTTGTGTTAGCTCAGGTACTGCATAAGGGTTTTTAGTTTCGATGACACGGTCAGCAGGGATACCAGCGAGTTGCATCATTTGCAGTTTTTCGCTGAAGGTAAATGGACTTTTTGGTAATTCGACTTTGTTACTAGTAGCAATCCATACGTTGTCTCTGCCGTACTGACTCACTAACGCATTGTACATGCTAGCATGCCCTTTGTGAAAGGGGTGGAACCTGCCGGGTAAAATTGCTACTACCCGGCGTTGCTCCTCTTCGAATAAATCTGCAACAAACATGTATTAGTCCTTATATCTATTGCAGTATTTATGACAGGTCTATTTGAACTGATCTAAGATCCAGACATAGATCGGAGTTTTAAAATTGAAGCAATACGCCCCGTTCCACCCCATAACATTGCATCCTGGGATTGTTTTAACATCGGATTCGCCTTGATAAGTAACAGGCTCCTCAAGCTCATAGTAACCAACATCTTCAGATAAGCTAAAGTCAGACCCAACTGGTAATACAATACCATCAATTTCTAATCCAGTAACGGTCAGTAGCATGTCTGCTACTATTTCAAATTTATCAGGGTTATCGTACTGGTCTTTTTTTGTATCGCTAGGCTCTTTGTTTAGAAAATGGACTCGTAATACACCGGGGATAGCGCCGGAATTAGTGTTCACTGGAAATGCCTTACTAACTTTAACTTCCTTGATTTGGCCAGATGCAAGGTTGAACTCAGTTGGCGGGTATACTTCATCGCCGTCGATTGTTATTTTATACATAGGGCGTTTATCCCAAAACTCTCCCTTGATTCCAACGATAAAATCTACGTTTTCCATATCACTCATTTTCATTTTCCTTTTTAGGTAACTTCATTTTTAATGTATCTAACAATGCAGGTGGAACGTCTTGATTTCCTGCATATCCTGACACGTCGCCTTGCGGTTGTGCAAACGCTGGCATCTTAGATAAATCGCCGGTAAATTCGAAGTGCCCGAGATGATTTAACAATACTCCGCCGTGTGCCCATATTTCACCGCCTAGCTTTTTCCATCTCTTACAGAATGCCCAGTCTTCACTTAAGTATCTGCCAGTGTGATCAATGTACGTATCAAAAATAGCATACATGTGTGGTTCAAATTCTTTACCGTAATTTACATCGTCGATGTATTTTGTTTCAGGATACGACTTAATCATACGCTCGTAAACATGACGCTTAAACATTAAGAATCCGTTACCGAGAGTCTCTACAGTAAACAATTGCCCTTGAATTTGGGTTTCTTCTGCTAGGTTTAAGTTGTAGTCAATGGGCAATCCTTTTTTAGGATAAATTCCGCCAATCACATCTTTGTCAGCTACTAGCATTCCAACGATAGCCATTGGCTCAAACCTAATGTCTGCGTCAATGAACATGAAATGCGTAGCATCTGGATTTGCCATCATTTTAGCACATAAGTTATTACGGGCTCTGGTTACTAACGACTCATTGGAAATAGTGTCAAACGACCACTCTAGTCCAATTGCCTTAGCTACTAGTATAAATTTAAACATACTAGTCATAGTAGCTTCGCTAACCATGCCGCCATAGCAAGGCATAGATATATGAAGATGGAACTTTGTAAAGTCCACTCCTTGTTGTTCAGTTTGTTCTGTCATTTAACTTTATGCTTTTTCTGCTTCGACGATGATACCATCGCCTACTAGTTGAGATACAACTTCTTCTAAACTTGATACCACATCGTCCGAGATTAGGTCGGACTCGGTTCCGTCGTTTTTAATTAATTTACTTACTTTAATAACGATAATTTGTTCTTGGACTTTTGCCATCATGGACTCCTTGATTTAATATACAAATATTTATTTGCTAACTTCGACCGTGTTTATTTTCAATACTGCGTTTGGTAAAATTAAATCTAGAAATGTAAGAAAATCTAAATCGTTTGCGTAAAACCATATATTGTATAACCACCGTGTTCGTGTTAACATTTCTTCAACTGTCTTGCTGAGTAATACATTATCGCCTTGATTTACCAGCAGTGTGTAAACACTGTTAACTAGCTCGTCGCTTGCTCGTCTATTTTCACGTAGTACAATTTTATAGCGGTACCCGTTTGATTGCTTTCTTAAGATAGCACCATTGGTAAGTGCAGTTAGATCGTACGAACTATGCGGCGCCATAACTTCCCGGATCGCTTCAGTAAATCCAAGATAAGCCAAATCTCGTTTTAAGTCATCTTCGGACCTGGCATAGACCGTTACAAACGGTTCTTCTATTCTGATCTTA